TTATCTAAATATCTAACTAGCACATCCATCTACAATCCTACAGCTAACACCTAAGCTATCAATCAATACTTGTCTCGTAGATCAACCGCACATCCGACTTGAGCAGATGCTTATTCTTGACAATTATGCGCACGCAGTTGTAGAAAGCATCCACCTCCTCCTCACTCATACGCTCGCGTGCCCGCTCACCCATAAGATATGCATAGGAAACCTCAATAGCATAATTATCAATGCAATTGATCAGGTTGTTAGTTTCCTTGGCGATGCACATCCTCTCCAAGACTAATTGTGGTTTCTTAAAGATGCCATCGGGGCAAAGGTTCCAACCACAGAAAGTGGGGTTACTGGTATGGCAAACTTTCGCCTTCAACTTGAGTTTGCCCAAGAAACCAGCATGCTCAGCAGACTTGTGCAACTTCTTGTTAGAACACATATCATCCCCTGCAAAGCAAATACGCTCATCCCCTTTGAGTTTGTACTGCAAAAAGGTGAAGAGCATATTGGCCATCGTGTTGAAGAGAAATGTACTCGCTTCCCCTGAAAATCTCATGATGGAGAAATTGCCCAATTTGGACCCTAGATGTGTCTTTATGTATCTGTAATCCTCAATGAGATCATTAGGTAAACCCAGATAACGCATAAGGCACAGCTCAAAAGCCATGATGTACTGATCCTGACTGGCATCAAAAGCCTCGTAATCTGATTCGGTGCATATGGCTCCAAATGAACCCCGCTTAACCCAAGCATCCAGTTCGCTCAAACCCTTACCGGAATGAATGTAATACTTTTCAGGTAAAGCCTCATGCAACTTCTTCTCAATGTACCTCATGTATGGTGCAAAGCGGCACAACACAGAATGCTGAAAGCATACAATAGTTTGTGCTGCTTTCGCGTCGCGGAATCGGTTGTCAAATTTGGTACATAGTTGGGATTTCGAAAAGACCAACCCAACGTCGGCTAACCAGTCCTTGCAAGACCTGTTGCTGTGATTCTCAATCGTGGCGGCACTTTTGCTCGTCTTCTTTTCCTCAAACTCAAATTTGGCCGACTCCATCATCAGCGGATTGTGCGCAGGTTTCAACGGTACGCGGCTTAAAAACTCTTTAAGTAAGAAGGGTCCATATGGCATAGCTTGCTGCAACTTTGCGGCTTCTTTCATGGGGCAGGAAAACCTCAGCCTCTTCCGCACTGCCATTATAAATGTCACAGTGTCAGATGCGCGATGACGTGGGTATATGGTTTCAAAACGCTCGGCTGCATTGGTTAACTGTCTTCCCAACTGCTTGGAGTGCTCATCAGTGAATTGTTCCGACACAAGATAGCCCATCCGTTTTTCCCTGAACTCCTTAGCCAAAATCTTATGCACCCAC